AGCTGCCGCTATGTCTACAATTGAAAAGGCATCGGTAATATTAACTATTATATCCGCCGCCTTACAGGTAGCAACGGCCATCGCTAATCTTTTCAATAATGATGATAAGAAGCAAAAGGAAATAGAGCGACTGCAAGCACGTATCGACCAACTTCAATGGGAACTCGATAACGCCGACACGGTAAGACTTCAAGAAAGGGTTGGAGATGCCGTTGAGAGGTTGCGGAATATTTATGCCGAAACGACACGGGAGGTTATGCAACTACATCTAACCACAGAACAATATACAAATGCGTGGGTTAGATATTTTGCAATAGCAAAACATAGTGGCGAGATTTATCAAAAGTCTATCGAGAAGATTGCGGATGCCTATGCAAAAGTCAGCTATACTGCGGATAAAGCATTGGGAGAGGATAAGTTTAAGGAAGCGCGTAAACAACTTGAAAATTATGCCGAACAACAAATACTTATTCAAAGGCAAATTCAGGAGGAAAGTGGAAAGAAGAAAAAGGATAGGGGAAAAATTAGAGAATGGGAGAATAGCATCCGAGAAATAGCAGAAAAGATGACTTCCGTCATCAATGAAATGATGGAAGACATCATCGGATATTCGTCTAACGACCTTGCAAAAGAATTAAGTGATGCTTTCTTTGAAGCCGCAGAACAAGGCAAAGATGCAATGGAGGGTTGGCGTAATAAAGCTAACGAGGTAGTTCGCGATGTAATGAAGCGGATGCTCGTTAGTAAACTCCTTGAAGAACCTATTGGTAAAATTTTCGACAAATACAAGGCAAAATGGTTTGGCGATGATGGGAAATTCAAGGGAATAGACAATGTCATTAACTCCATGCAAGGATTTTCTAATGATCTGAATGCGGTTGGAGAGGCTTTCAATGAAGTTTATAAAGCATTACCAAAGTCTATTTCCGATACATTCGCATCCGCGGCAGAAAGAGAGGGTACAAGCAAGGGTATTGCAACCGCCTCACAAGATAGCGTTGATGAAAATAATGCCCGTCTGACAACGATACAGGGACACACCTATTCGCTTGTTCAAGGAATGGATGAACTCAACCGAACTGGCAACCAAATCCTTGAAAAGGTTACAGGAATTGAAAAGAATACCGATGCGACCAATACTAAACTTGACAACATGAATGGTCGTATTAAAAGGATAGAAGACAATGTAGAAGATATTGCAACACGTGGAATAAAAATTAAAACATAATATTATGGATGTTATTGAGAAAGTAACAAAGAGTGTTGAAAATATGGGGGCATGTGGAAACTTTTATGGGCATACACTTGGAAATCTCATAGAACAGCTATTCAGCCCACAAGGTATTGAATTTGTGCTATCACACGCATACCCAGACCTTGACACATTCCGCCAATTTAAGAAATACGAAATGGAAGAGAAAGGCGTGTACATCGATTGCGGAGACGTCACGCTCACAGACCCCGAAAGGGTCTTTCTTATCGGTGATACGCGCGCCACACTTAATTTCACGCAGACACGCGCCTATAAGGTGCGGTTAATATACGGCGCAAAAGCAACAATCAACGCATCGGGATATTCCGTGGTGAGTGTGGGCAAGGACAGAATGTCGCGCTTTGAAGTAAATACGTCAGACAACGCGTTAATATTGAGATAAGCAGGATGAAAGGCAAGCTATTCATAGACGGCGCGGACGCATACGTCAAATATGGCATATTCGTAGAGAAGCTGGGACTGAAAGGGCTTGTGCAGATGCCTGCGTTCAAGAAGCTGGACACTATCACGTGGCCAGAGCATGATGGAGAGGAAGTGGACTTGACAGCCCCCGTGCTGGACGCAAAGGCCGTACAACTGCCCCTTGTCATCGTGGACGCTAAGCGTGCGGAGCTTCTGTTCAACGACTTGTCCAATGGTGCTTACCACGAGTTCAAGTTTACGGAGCTGAACAAAACGTGCCGCCTGCGAATGACCGCCAACAACGCCCTTACAAGGAACGTCAGACTAGGAAAGATAACCCTTTCCTTTTCGGACGATTTCCCAAAAGTGCCGACGGGCAGCCCTTATCCCAATGGGAAGAGCGGCGTCACCCAATCGGGCTACACCCTAGACGGGGTGGACTTCTCGCAATTCGGTGCATACGTGCTGAACGGCACGGATATGGCCGTACGCAAATTACCCAACGTGCAGTCTGCATTGTCGATCAGCGTCCCCAATGTAGCAGGCGTGACGTACGATGCCGAGAGCGTGAAATTCCAATCAAAGGACGTGGCCGTTAGCCTGTTCATTAAGGCCGATACCGTAGCCGAGTTTTGGAGACGTTATGACAGCCTCTTTGCAGCCCTATTGAAGCCCGACAGCCGCAGGTTCAGGTGCCCCGACGTGAAGATGGAATACGACTGCCACTACAATGGCTGTTCGATTTCCAAGTTCGAGATATTACGCCAAACGCGCGTGTGGTGCGAGTTCACTGTTACACTGACATTCACGTCATGGCAAGCGATATGATAAACCCATTAAATGCACAGAAACATGATTACCCTACACTATAACGACAAGACAAAGAACATTCAAGAAAGCGACAGCAGTTACCGTTATCGTGCACTAATGGCGAAGCCTCAACTCGTATTGAAGTTCTCACTAACCGAATATATAGAGTTTCCCATCGGTACATGGTGCGAATATCAGAACGAAAGGTATTGCCTTAATCAGCCGCAAAACATCAAAAAGAATGGTACGCGAAACATCGAATACACATTTAATATGGGTGGCGATGAAGATAAATTAAGCGTGTACAAAATACGCAATTCTATTGATCATCGCTTGAAATGGTCGATGTGTGCAAAACCGCATGAATTTTTAGAGGAAATTGTCAAGAACTTAAACGAAAGGGATGGGGTAAATGTTTGGTCTGTCGGGAAATGTATAACGGCAAATGAGAAAACCATTGAATTTAATCATGCCTATATTGATGCAGCCTTGCAGGATGTCGCTAATGCGTTTGAGACAGAATGGGAAATCGTTAATCATGTTATTTCGCTACATAAGGTAGAATATTTCAAGGATAATCCATTACCACTATCGTATGGCAAAGGGAACGGCTTTGTCCCAGGTCTCGGCCGAACGACTGCAAGTAACGAGCAACCCATTAAACGGCTTTATGTGCAAGGTGGAGATAGGAATATAGACCGTTCAAAATATGGCTCTTCCGAATTGCTCTTGCCAAAAGGACAAACACTTGAATACGAGGACAGGACATATAAAGTAGATACTGATGGGTATTATATTGAGCGTTCGGATATAGTTTCAGATGCAGTCAAAGAAGATAGCTTGGATTGTTCAGACACATATCCATCAAGAGTTGGCACAGTGTCATCTATCGAAGTCGCTAATACAAAAAAGAACTTCTATGATGTCATAGACAAAGGAATACCCGAAAATCTGAACTTCAATAACTATTTGATTGCAGGAGAGAATATGACACTCATCTTTCAATCGGGTATGTTAGCAGGGAAAGAATTTGAATTGAAGTATAAGCACTCGGAAAGACGTTTCCAGCTTGTCCCGCAAGAGATAGACGGGATAACGATGCCAAACGAGACGTTTAAGCCACAAGTAGGCGATAAATATGCCATATTCGGTTGTATGTTGCCAAACGAATATATATGCGACAACGTAAGTAAAACGGGTGCATCTTGGGATATGTTCAGAGAGGCAGCACGTCATCTATATGAGCATGAAGAACAAAAGTTCACGTTTACAGGTACTTTACAATCGCTATATGCTAAACGTAATTGGGTAAATATCGGCGGGTATCTGATAGTTGGTGGATACATCCATTTTTCGGACGAACAATTTGCAAAAAATGGTGTAAACATACGCATTACTGGCATCAAGGACTTTATAAACTCCCCGTATTCTCCTACCATTGAGATTTCAAATTCGGTAACGGGAAAAAGCGTAAGTTCGCAGCTAAGAAAGACGGATAATCAAGAAGTAGTTATCGATGATGCTAAACGGAATGTTATGCAATATACAAAACGACGTTTCCGTGATGCAAAAGAAACTATCGACATGCTTAATAGTTCACTTTTGAACTTTTCAGGTACAATAAATCCGATTACAATTAAAACCATGGCCGCACTCATCGGCGATGAAGCGTTGCAGTTTAGATTTGTAAAGAGTAGAAGTGATTTATCGCCAATAACATTACCCATCAGATACGATGGGAAAAAGAAACAACTTATTATAGATACGGCTTCATTCTTGCAACACATGACGCTTGGAATAAATAGCATATCGAGCACACATGCAGTATCTGAATATAAGATATGGGAAATGGTGTCTTTTACTTCTGCCGTTCTTGATGATAGCAAAAAGAAGTATTATTTATATGCAAAAGTTAGCCACGATACAACAGAAATAGGGCGTTTCATGCTTTCGGAAGATGCTATCGATATGAATGCCGATAGTGGTTATTATTATCTCCTTGTTGGGATATTGAATTCGGAAATCGATGGCGAACGAAGCTACGTATCGCTATATGGATTTACCGAAATACTGCCTGGACGTATCACCACCGATAAGATTGTCAGCGGCGACGGAACAAGTTATTTCGATATGCTCGCTAATGCAATGAAACTCGGAGATATGTTGCAATACAATGTCAACGGCGACGGGCGATTAAAATTACGTGGCACGATAGTACAGAGTCAATCAGGCGATGAAAGTCCTATCGGCTGTTTTCGCGGTAACTTCAACGCATTGTACACCTACTACAGTGGCGATGAAGTTACCTATCTCATCAATGGAAGCTATTCAACTTATCGCTACATTAACGCAACCCCGAGTAAAGGACATCTGCCAACAGAAACTAATTATTGGACTGTTGTTGCACAGGGGCAAAAAGGTGACAAGGGGCAGCAGGGTGAAGCTGGTCGCAACGGCATTGACGGAAAAAATGGTCGCGATGGAGTTCAAGGTGCAAAAGGAGACAAAGGCGAACGCGGCGAGCAAGGTGTCGCAGGTGCAGTAGGCGCGAATGGCAAAACAAGCTATTTCCATGTGAAGTACTCTAATGTCGCTAATCCGACAAACGCTTCACAGATGAATGAAACAGGAGGTGACTATTTGGGTACATACGTAGATTTTACGGAAGCAGATAGCACCGACCCAACAAAATACACGTGGGTACGCACGAAAGGCGCACAAGGAATAAATGGAACGAACGGCATAGCAGGGAAAAATGGCGTTGACGGGAAGACGAGCTACCTCCACATTGCCTATGCGAATAGCGCGGATGGGAAAAAGGACTTTGATGTTTCAAATTCGGCAGGCAAATTCTACATTGGCACTTATACAGACTTTGTACAAGCAGACAGCACCGACCCAACAAAATATACGTGGGCGCTGATAAAGGGTGACAATGGACATGACGGGGAACGCGTATTTATACGCTATTCTGATGACGGGGGGAAGACTTTCACGCCTGCCAAGCCGTGGGT